CTTTCGTTAGTAATGCAAATCTAAATACACATCTTGATGTCTGTAAAAAGAAAGAATTAAGTAAAGATAATGAACATAAAGATAAGATAATTAAAGATCAAGATAAAGTAATTAAAGATCTTCATTCAGAATATAAATTAAAATTACAAGAAAGAAAGAAAGAAACCGACAATTTAATACTGCAACATAAGAAAGAAATCAATAGTTTAACTATTTCTAACAACGAAAAAGTTAAAGATCTTCAAGCACAACTAGACAAGATGTTCTCAACGATTGAGAAGTTAGCTTCACAAGCGATCGATAAACCGAATACCACAATCACCACAAATGTCAATAATATCTATTCTGATAAGTATTTTTTAGAAGACATTAAACCGGAAGATGTCAAAAGAAAATGTCAGACTCATTTAACCGAACAGATCTTTTTTGCAGGTCAACGTGGAATTGCTCAGTTGTGTACAGATCATATTATCAAAACCAAAGATAATAAAGTCTTACTATCTTGTTCTGACGTGAGTCGAAAAAAGTTTAAATATGTGGATGATGTTGGGAATATGAAAGAGGATTACGAAGCACGGACGTTTACTAAAAAGGTATACGAACCGATTAAAAAAGCTAGTCAGATTGTGTATGAAAACATCTTATCGGATATAAAAGAACAAGAAGAAAAAGAAGATGATTCTAATAAAAAGTCTGATTTGAATGACAAGACGTTGAAAGCGATCGATTGTTTTGTCCAGATTGCGAATATTGACAATCCGAATGGCAATAGCGAATTCAAAAATGAACTAGCTATTCTAAATAAATGAATATAAAAACTTATAAATTGAAAAATCAATTTATAAACTTAATCTTCTTCCAAATCAATTTCATTTTCCAAATCTTCTTCTTCTTCTTCCAAATCGTCTTCATCCAACTCTTCTTCCTCTTCTTCTTCCTCATCTTCAATTTTTACATTTTTTAATCCTTTATCAACATTCAAATTATCTGGCAAAGTGTACTTAAACTTGAATTTCTTACATTGTTCGATATCGTGATCAGTCAATGAGTCGATTTTACCATTTTCATTTTGTTTTCCCGTCACCGTTTTTGTTTCGTTATTGAACAACAAACCCGTCTCAAAATGTTCGAAATTTCCGAATTTATTTTTACGAATCTCAAGAGTACTTTTTTCAATTTTGTCTAATACTGGAGCTGTTTTTTGTGGTTTTGCTTTAGTTGATGTAGAAGAAGTAGAAGAAGAAGGAGTATCAGATAATGACTTGAGTAAACGGTCTACAATTTCTTCTTTTTTACCAGATTGTTTTAAACCTTTTGCTTTACAATAAGCCATTAACATGTCTTTCGTTGATCCCATTATTTTTTCACGTGTCAATTCAATTTCTTGTTTTGTATCTGAAGTCTCTGATTTTGTATCACAGTCAGACTCTTCGTCCCATAATTTAAACAAATCGTTTTTATTCAGTTTGTATTTCTTTGCAATGACATCGCAAAAGTCGGAGATGACAGAATTTACAGCTTTTAATAACTTGGACATTGTTTTTCTTATTTTATATTTTTCATTTTTAAATTTCAATTTTATAATTAGTATTATAAATGAACAGCGAAATCACTATAAAACAAGTAAACTATTTCCCAGTATTGAATGAAAATCATGTGATTAATATTCATTACTGGAAAGAGTCGGAAGATGTTGAAAAGATCAAGGAAGAAATTGTAAGAAATTATAGAAAACCAACCATTTTAAAGATATGTTTTCCGTATAAAACAGAATATTTTTTATTTAGACACGAGCTAATTTAAGAGTTAAATTAAGATTTTTATCTGAATATACTTCGAACTAAATTTGCTTCTCCCATTGTCCCTACAAACTGTGCACCAGTTCTGCTTGAATCTGCTACTTCTTTTACAGCCCGTGCATAATATACAGTAAAAATAGCAAGTCCAATAAAAAAGACAGTTCCTAATAAAAACCAAGGATGTTTTTTAGCAGGACCGGGTGGAGGACTGCATCTACCTGATTGACAAGATTCTCCTTTTACTTTACAATCTGAATCAGCTGAGCAGACAGAGTTTGACCCGTTAGAATTAAGAGATAAGTTAGCAAATGCGAGGTATACAAATAAAATTGCGAGACAGATTAATACAAAAGCCCCAAAATAAGATGAGACTACACCGAGTGTAGCGGTTACTTTTCCGGCACCTTGTTGAAAATCTCCAATGTTTTGTTGAGTTTGTGCGTTACCCATTTTATATAAAATATTTTTTTTAATAATAAATGAATAATATGCATAAGAGATTTTTATTGTTTTTAGTGGGATGTATGGGAACTAGACTATTTTTAGTCTATTTAGCTAAAAATTCAAGCCAGACAATGTTAAAGTATATGGGTATATTAGCTTTATTACCTGCTATTGGATTTATGTATCTATATCTTTCTGGGACTAGAAAAACGGGACCGGAAGTGTTTGGAGATAAGATCTGGTGGAATAAGTTAAGACCTATTCATAGTTTATTATACATTTTGTTTTCTTATTACGCAATCACTGGAAATAAAGACGCTTGGATCTTTTTATTGATTGATGTGATCATTGGATTCGTCAGTTTTTCAATTTATCATTATAAGAATTAATTTTATAGCAAACTATAAAATTAAATTAAATTTTTATTTTCATAATCATTATTCAATCTGCTAGCAACTTGGTTTACATCAACAAAAAAAACATTTCCATTTTTAAAACTACATTCTGATCGATCAAATCCATCTTCACCGTAAGACCAATTGAAAACCCAATTGCTGGCATTTCGAACGGTTCCATCATATTTAACTTGCACATCTTCTAATACTTTCACCATTTTTCGTTGGATATACCCAGAAGAACTTGTTTTCATACTCGTATCTGAAATTCCTTCTCGACCAGACATTGAATGAAAAATAAATTCTTGGGGATTGAGACCCCGTAAGAAAGAATTTTTAATGAATCCACGATGTTCAAATTCTTGTTCAATTGTTTTATTTTCTAAAGGGTAATGAGGAAGAGTTCTTTTATAACGATTTAAAACTGGTCGAATTCGTTCACCCATATGATTTTGTTGTCCAAGCAAAGATGAGATCTGTGTAATATTAAAATATTCACCTTTACTTCCACTAGTAACTGTATCTACAAACCCGTTATCATTATCTAAATCATCTTTTGAAATTTTCATAGACATTTCACGGGCTTTGTCAAGAATACTGCCTATTTTCAATTCTCTTATTTTTTCATGAGAAACGGTGCTTTCTGTGTTTTTAGCTTCAATGAAACATTTATACACAATTTCTTCTATTTTTTTGGATGATTTGCCGATACAGTCTTGGATACCGATCGTGAATGACCGGTGTGTCAAAAACTGGTTTGCGATGAATTGTACATTATTTAAAAAATCGATGGCTTTTTCCATACCGTATTCTTTGTGTAAGATATGAATAATGGTATTATGACCTTGTCCCAATTGTGATTTCGTGAGTGCCCCTTCTAATAAAACACCTTTCACGATTTTAACAGTAGGCTGGTCTTTACGAGCATCATTAGTTTTCATATAATTAAGATTTTGGGGTAACATTAACGAAAATAAGTTTTTGCCACAGTATAATGGAATATTGTACCCTAATTTCTTGCTAACAAATTGGATCCAATCCAACCGTTCTAAAATATAAGTACTTGTCCATCCATCCCCTTTCATACATATATCAAAAAATCGTTCTTTTCCCATATCTCGATCATCTTTTGTTAATAAATAAGAACCTAATAAAGCGTCTTGTGTAATACATATAATATTTTTAGTAGACTGACTAGACATAATATTATGCATCGTAGTTGATAAATTTAACAATTCTGCTCTAGCATCTAAATCTTGTGGTAAAAATACATTCATTTCCATATCACTATTCGTTTGTCATAGTAGAAACCCTTAGAAAAAACCTTAGACAAACCTTTTTAAAATAGTTAACATTCCTTTTTTCAAAGGACTATTGGAATACACCTTAAGCAATATCAGGATAACTACTCCGTCATTTATTGCCGATTCCTATCTACTCTCTGAACCTTCTCCTCGTTTCTAGTTATAACGAAACAGGGGAGCTTGGCTGCGGATGATCCATTCTCCTTTCGGAAGATCTTTATCATTTTTACTTCTGCGCTATTACGCGTAGATTCCGTTTAACTGTTTCCAGATAAAGGTAGTAGATAAAGCTTTAGGAATTCCCCGAACAATTTAAGAATCTTGCCAAAATTTAATTTGACTAGCAGGTTATATACAAACACATCGTTTGGCTTAGTTTACATCGTTTTCCTCTTGTGTTATACTAAGCAACCACAAGAGCGACCTACTGTTGAGGACAAAATAAATAATCCCCATCGAACCTTTATACCTACTCATCCAAGCATTTCCTCTTGGAATCATTGTTATTTTCCTTGCTAAAGGGAAATCACTTTTTCAAGTGGGAGTAGACTATACCTTAAGCCCATATAAATATGAACCAACACCCCTGTAGTCGTTGAGGGAGGATCGTAATCTAGATCCTTTACCCGCGGATTATCCAATCTCTAACGTTATTACTGTTGGCTACGGTCATTACCCGTGTTCCGATCACAATGTGTCGTAGTAGTTAGAGCTCTAAGGATTTCCCCGTCATTATAAGGTGTTTTGCATATAATTCTTGATATTCTTTTGGAAATATTTTTTATCTCCAAAAGAATATCAAGAATTATATACTAGGAGATAACTCTTTTCAAGTCTCCTTTTTCAGACTATCATTTAATCTGCATTAAAACTTTTAGTAGATGCTAAATTAAATCGAAATGTTTTATGATCTCTGATGATGATACGTTTGGCTAACATACTCCCCCGATGTAAAGTAGGTTGTCTATTGAATAAAATGATATCTCCATTTCGTAACTGCCGTTCCACGATATCTCCGATTTCAATCTTGAACGATCTTTTTTTAGACATCTCTACAGGGATTTGTTGACTATTTCTTAAAATAATATCTCCTTCTTTTAATTCAAACGGTTTTTTAGATTGTTTAAACTCTTTTGTAAATGGAACAATCTCTTTTTCGTTTCGGAGAATTTTATCTCCCCATAATAACGTCATTCCTTTTTTAACTGTCGCGTAATTTAAATTGATTTTTGTTTTTTCATCTCTTATCACAAAATTGGCTTTTCCTTGATCAATAATATTTTGTAAAAAGTCTTTATTAAAAGAACAAACCGTCTCTGGAATCGTTAAATTTTTAGCGATTTTTTCAGGAACCACCAACTCGTCTGTACGAACTGTGGGATCAGCGCTAATGACAGATCGACCAGATTGGTTTCTCCGTTTGCCCATTAAATTAGATCGAATTAAGCCATCTTTTCCACTTAACCGTTCTTTTATTCCTTTCAAAGGTCTCCCATTTGTATGTCTTGCTTTCCCTTGACTATTATTCATCAATGTTTTAATTCGAAAGTTTAATGTCTGGATAATCTTTTCGCGTTTAGATTCGTTCGTATTGGCATCGATTAGATTCCGATTAGCTTTCACAATTTCGACGTATTGTGTTGTGATATCGTCATCACATGTGATGTTATCGGCCATCACATAAGGTCTAGCTCTGGGCGGTATGACGGATAAGACGGATATGACTAAATCTTTAGGATGCATGAATTCGGATTTGAATCCTAGCAATTTGATATCATCTAGATTCATATGATCGAATATATTTTTGATTTCATTTTCTTTCAATACGATTTTTTTATCTTTGAATTTCATCGTGATATCGTTCGTTTTTTGCTGGAATGAGATCTTGGGTTTGGGACTTTTGCAATAATAACAAGAATCAATCTTATCCAACTTTTCAACTATTTTTTCAAATCGGGAGTCTGTCTGATACTTTAAAATACCGTCTAATTTTAAATGATCTTCTGATAAAACAACTCGGTAACATTTGACGCATAAACATTTTAAAAAATTCGTGATTTGTCTAAAATACATCGGATGTAAAATCAAACAATTCAATTCGATATGTCCGCTATGTCCGGCACACTCTTTAGGGCCTAAATTACATGAAACGCATATATTATCTTGCTCCATGCTACCCATTCGTTGGTCGTAGACACTATTCGGACCATTAAATTTTGAATTATCTACTCTACAAACAGATCTCTGTATGATTTCATCAGCTGATAATATACCGAATTGGATAGACGATATATCTTTATAAGGGAAAGACATTTTTTTTCTAAATTTGTTTTTTTTCTTTTTAAATCAATTTTACTTAATTATTATTTAAAAAGAAAAAAAAATACTTGTTTATATAAAAATGGCTACTGTTCAAACATTAACAACAAAAAATGATAGTATTGTTTCTTATTATCCTCAACAAGGTAGACAGAGTAGTTATAACATGACTCTTAAATTTGCGAATAGAAAGCTTACTATTGACGATGAAATTTATAACTTTAATGTAAACTCGTCAAATATTATTTTAGGAAATACAACTTCTCAACAGTTAACTGTCAATTCTAAACAGATCGATTTGTGTAGTCAAGATGATAGTATCGTTAATGTTTCTGCTTCTAAAAATAGAAGCAATATCACGGTGGCTACCGGTGTAAATGATACGTTAACTGTAAACTCAAAAGATGTCGTTTTCGGTAACGGAACTCAGAATAACAATTTCACTGTTCATTCTCAAAAGGTAGTTTTATGTGACGGAGATAACAGTAATATCACGGTTGCTACCGGTGTAAATGATAAGTTAAATGTCAAATCAAACGAGATCGTTCTCGGTAATGCTGATAGCAAACACTTAACTGTGAATTCGTTACAGATCGATTTGTCTAGCCAAGATA